CAATAAATAACTTCACTTATATGTCTGCACAAAATAACGTTACCTCTATACGTTGGGGTGCTATTGGATTTTAGCCAATGGGGATATAAAACAGATAATCTATCTGCATATCGTCAATTTACTATTAGCTTATTACTACCATATAGTTCTAAATACATTCCTGTTGTAGTTCCAGAATATTTAGGAAATCCTACATACGATAGTAATTTAGATAGAGAAACGGCTATTAGTAGAATTGATAAAACACTGACCTCATTTAAAGCTTGTGTTGACGATAGATGTACAGGACTTTATTGGATTACAGTAGGTTCATAACCAATGGGGACAGACTTCTCACAATACATCAGAATATCAATCAAAAGCAATATTACCTATTAGATTTAATACGCCCTTTAAGGCGATTGGCTCAATTTTTGATTCGGCAGGCATGGCGAGTACCAACAATTATGATGATGCAATAAAGTTAACATCAACCGATATTGCATTTAGATTTTATGGACACAGTTATATCGCCATAGGATTATCATAACCAATGGGGATATATAGCAGATGGAAAAGATATTAATAGAATTATTTCTGTTTCATTATTACTTCCTTGCAATGGTAAATATGTAGCACTTCCAGTAGGTGAATCTAATAATACTAACTTCAATAATTCACTAGATCATCCGTGTGTTGTAATAGCTAAAACGTCAACAGCATTTAAAGTACAAATAGATGACTATATGTCTGGTATAAGTTGGGTATGTATTGGAATCTGTTAACCAATGGGTAAAAACTAAAGAGACTGCACAGAATAGCCCGTTGCCTTTCCCTATATCATATAGTACAGATTTCATTGCTGGGGTTGCTTGCTTCAATGACGGCCCTACCAGCTATGCTCCATGGACTAAAATAAATAATAAAGCAAGCTATTTTGCTGGGTTAAGTGGAGATTGGAGTCCGTATTATGTAAATAAGGAAATAACTTGTATATTCGTAGGGATATAGCCAATGGGGAATAGTTAAAAGAGGCCGTCTCGATATGTGGTATACATCACCTACACAATTTCCAATTGCTTTTACAGAGGTATATGTAGGGGTTGGCAATATATTAGAATCAGCGACTGAGCGTTCCTCTAGTAACTTCGATAATGCTGTTCGGCTCAGCTTAGACAAAATCGAATTTGCAAAATTTGAACATTATTATATTGCTCTTGGCAAATCCTGACCAACGCCCTCCAATGGGGACAATTTAAAGAAAATCAAACAACTGTATCCTATCTAATTTCTTACATAGAAATATTTGGCACTGTAACTATGATGAAGGATGAACCTAAGAAATTATATGAAGCAAGTGTTCGAGCAAATAACATTACTACTACTGGATTTGAACTACATAGTGGATATGTTGGAAACCATATTACAAAAGCTATAAATAATGGGTTTTGGATAAACATAGGTCGTGCGTAACCAATGGGGATACAAGAAAAGCGTATACGTGTATGATGGAACAACGTATCCTATTACCTTTCCTACTGCTTTTGATAATGAGTGCTCAGGCGTTTGGCCATCAATAGAACATAAAACATCTGTAGGAGGTAATGAGGTGTTCTATCATACTAATAAAAGTACAACTGGATTTACTCTTATCGCAGATGCTAGCCACTCCCCATATACTGTTGATGGTGTAGTCTATTTAGCGATTGGGCATTAAGCAGAAATACCAAACGAAAATACGCAACATTTGATATTGGGGTACTTAAATACATTATCGTTTGTGAACCATACTTTGAATTTTAATTGATCATATTCGGTGATTAAATTCCAATCTGCTTCACGTGGATTTTTGTATTCAGACTTAGCAAAGAAGCAGGTGGAATAAGGAATTATCCAATTGTGATATTGTCCATCTTCGCCACTTACTCCCCATTGGCTAAAATCCAATAGCACCCCAACGTATAGAGGTAACGTTATTTTGTGCAGACATATAAGTGAAGTTATTTATTGTTATTTCCTTAACGGCACTACTCGTCCAATTATCATTATCTAACGTTGACGGCGCTATGTTAGTGACTGCGACGAACGGAGGAAAAGTAAAAGGTATTATAAAGTTACTAGCTCCATCATATATAGTCCTAGTAACTGTAATATCTGACTTTCCCCATTGGTTCTATGGCAATAACTCAATGGCTTTGCGGAGTTCTCGCAATTCCTTATGGGTATAGACTTTGGTTGTAATATCTCCATGCTTATGACCGAGAATGGCACGAGTTGCAGTAGGTGATGCACCGTATTTATCTAGTAGAGTAGCAACTGTATGACGGCAGTCATGAGTTGAATGGGAACATTTGATAGCTGTCATTACTGATTTAAATTGCTTGCTAAATTGAGCATAAGAAATTGGTAATATCTTGTCAGATGAATTCCGGTACAGAGTTGTAACTATTGGTAATATTCGACTATGAATAGGGATTAAACGATTACGGCCAGCCTCAGTTTTAGACTGGCGAACTATTAAACATTTGGTGCGGAGATTAATATCGTTTTTACGTAACGATAGCAATTCACCACATCGCATTCCGCTATATAGGAGTATTAAAACTCCGTAAGTAGCGGTAGTATTAAGGCTCCATAATCGATTAATCTGTTGGCGAGTGAATGGCTTGTGAGGATATACGCTAACATCATGGCCAAGATTAAGAAAAGGGGTGTAATCCTTAATATCAATGTCATTAACAATTGCATACTTAGACAGCAATGAGAGTAACGTGCGTACCTTCTTAGCAGATGCATAAGAAAGGCCGTTATTTCTCATGATATCAATAACGCATTGCATATCAGAGTATTTGATTAAGTTAATAGGCATATTAGCAATTGATTGAATATGATCATAGGCAATGCGATATGATTCAATGGCTGATTTACTCACGATTCCAACACGAGTAGGCAGCCATTTTTCATAAATACTTTTAAGCGTTTCAACACATGCACTTTGGCGGTGCATACGGAGATACGCATTTCTTGGGTAGTGCTTAATGGTACTATTCATTGTTATATCCTTTCATTAATTAGGAGGTATATATGAATAATTATATCCACGTCCTTGATGCGGAAGGGAAACGCATCACATCAATTGTAGATAATATGTTAGTACCTATTGGTAAAGATGCTCTGCTTAAGCAAGCTAAAGAACAATATCCGGATGCAGCTCAATATATATATGGCGGGGATGACATGTTAGATGCCTTTCTCGATGGAAAAATTTATAGGGATGGTATGTTCGAAGACGCGCCAGTAGTTGAATACATCCCAACAAAAGAGGAAAAAATCAATGTTATTAAGGCGGAATACGAACCACGATTTAAGACACTCGAAGAGGCTCAACGACGATTGCTATTAATGGGGAAACCTACTAATGCAATTAGTGCTCAATATATCAAGTTGAATAGCGAAATGGTAGCACGAATCAAGGAGGTGCAATAATATGCCTAAATATATCGGTGATAGTAAAGTTCCCGTAATGGAATTCTGTGAGTACTGTTGGGAAGTACTTAATGACGATGGCACATGTCCTACAGAAGGATGCGTACATAATTCCTTATTGTCTTTAAACGAAAGCGAAGCACAAACGGAAGGAGATTAAATGTGGACATGGCAATTTGAACTCAATGATATCCTAACCACATTATCTATTGTGACTGCTGTTGCAGGCGTAGGATACAAGGTATTGGTAGTTCCCTTGCTCGAAAAGTTAGACTTACAACGAATGCAAGACAATTTGATGTTTCAAGAAAAAATGGGAGTACTTACTGACACACTGAAAGATTTAAAGGATGAAATTAAACTCTCACGTGAACAACGGACTAAAGCGTACACGGAACATGTGAAATTAACATCTCGTGTCGAGGGCATCGAAGCTCGTGTTGATGATATTAAGGAGGAACTACATGAACATACCACCAAATCTCATCAGTACAGTTAAAAAATCATATCAATCTGTAAGGGTGGCCAACCTCCACCCTACAGGAATATTTGCAACCAGGGCGCTAGTATTTGTGATGCTAGTGCCTATTTTACTAGTTGTTAGCGAATATATTATGGTATTCATTCGTGGCTATGCTGACGATATGACAATAAAAATTATTAATACAGGGATAACTATTATCGACCATATATTTATCCCTAGCGTATTAACAGCCCTTGTAGGGTTCTTGGCACTTTGGATAGATAAGGACGGTAATGGCGTCCCTGACCAATTGGAGAAGGAGGATAAACGATGAAAGTATTTATTAACCCTGGTCACGATATTAACTTAGATAGTGGCGCAGTGAATCCGGTGTATGGTACACGCGAATGTGACGTGGCACGTGATGCGGGTAAGATGTTAGCACGATATTTAGAAACTGCAGGATGCGAAGTTCGCACGTTACAAGATGATGATTTAGGCCTTGTGTGTTCTGAGTCTGACTCTTGGGGAGCAGATATCTTCGTATCTCTTCACTGTAACGCTTTTAATACGCAAGCGCGTGGAACGGAGACTTTGTATAAGTCCTTTAATGGGCAACGCTTGGCCAATGATATCCAATCACAAATTATCCGAAGCATTAATACAGTGGATAGGGGCGTCAAAAAACGTGATGACCTTTGGGTCCTAAACGGTACGGATGCAACAGCGGTATTGGTTGAAATGGCCTTTATTGATAATGAAGAAGACCATGCTATGCTTACGAATGATTTAGATACAATCGTCCGCGCCATTGCCCGTGGTATTACCGATTACGCAGGAGGAATGTGATGTATGAAAGAATCAAAAGCTTATTTAATCGCACTCGTAACCGCTATATTCTTATCGGTAGTATTGTGTGCCTCGCCTTGCTTTGCCTCGGATACATCTTCTACCAACCAAGCGGAACCGACTATCACCGTGCCGTTGACGCAGTGGAACGAGCTCAAGAGCAACAACGAGAAAGCATTGAACTCAATCGAAGCATCCAGCATTCCATTGACAGAAGCACAGACCTTAGTCGTGAGGCAGGAGCAAGAATTGACAGAAGCTCACAATACAATCAACAGATTGGAGAGCGAATTGGCAAAAGCCAAAGCGGACTCAGTGAAGCAAGAAACTACCTTAAACGAAATGCAGAACTCTTTAGACTTATTGAAGAACAAAATAGAGCGGGACAACCGCACAATCAAGAGACTACGAATGCAACGCAACATATCCCAGGTGGTGGGAGCGGGAGCGATAATCGGAGTAGTAATTCATCGATGACTGAGAGGTGATCCATACATCTCCTGAGCAGGAGCAGGTGGACTCCTGGTAGTATAGTTTTGATAAAATGCAGAAGAGCCTACTAACTTTGAACCGACCCCTTAATGTTAGACCAAAAATCTTAA